TCACAACCCACGAGCCAACGACGCTTTCACAATATCCAGCAAACGCTTCTCGCCGCCAGACTGTAACGCCCCTGAACCATCAATCGGTAAATAAGGACGAGCAGGAATGTGAACTTTACGCCCCCGCCCTGCTTGCCCACCTATGTGATGAATTGCTGCATACGGTTTATTAGACCCAATCCGTGCAAAATCATTACCCGACTGCGTAGTCAAACTCGCGGCAAGCTGACCACTTAATTGCAGTTTTTTGCCACCGCGATGGGTTTCTTTCCATTTATCTCCACCCCAGCTTTCGCTTTCAAAGTTATCTTCTGTCATCGATAACAATTCTGCTGCCACACTTGCCATCATCGGTCGGCGGTTTTGTATGTTTTGCAAGAGCTGGTTTAAACTGTGTTCTAAACTTTCACTTTCTACGCTGATTTTAATCATGGCATTAATCCCAGTAATTCAGCCACCCAAGCCAGTTCAGCCAAAGTCAAGGCATTGCGAAATTTTTCCTGTGCCATCATTTCTTTAACCGCTACACGAGCCAATTCGGGTGGTACGTTTTGTACTTTTTTTATCGCTATCCGTGCAGTGCGTTGTAGAAACGTCTGTCCTTGATTGGCATTGAAACCTGCATTGGGCGCAATAAATTGACCGTCCACACGAATGCCTGTACGTTGGGCGTAACGCTGCTCGCCCGTGTGTTTGTTTTCGCCAATATCTACGGTAATGGTTTCCAGTTTTGGGCTGGGTAATACTTGGCTTTCGCCACGCTCACGCGAGAGTGGACGAACCCGACAACGGCAACGGTAATCCAACGGTGGATACAAACTGTCCCATACGGGGTCATCTGCGGCATACACATGACCGTGCAATAGACGATGCGTTTCGCGTGTACGTTTGTCGTTGATGGCGACATATTGCCAATAGGGGTGCGTATCTTTGGCGGCAACCATTTCCGCGTATCGCCCTGCCATGTAAGCGGATTGCAAATTGGTTAAATAAATCGTTTTCAGGCGGTATGGGCTGCCAAGTTGTACGTTTTGAATTTCGCCCATATCGGGGTTCGGGTGTTCTTGTTTGCCCCACCAGCCTTTGCTTTGTAATACAGGCGTGAGTTCGCGTTCAAAATCTTTGAATGGTTGCCCTTGTTCGGCTGCCTTAACCACCGCTTGATAAATGTCGTTGGCTACGTCCATGCCAGCCGTTTTGGCTACCGTAAACGCGGCAACATGAGCATCGTCCAACATATCTTGCCAATCCCACGATACATCAACACGCTTTTGTTTTAGGTAGGCAATGGCATTTTCAGGTGTCATACCAAATAATAAGTAAATATCAGGTTTCATCAGTCAACTCCGCTTGCACTTCCAAACGCCCCACTAAATCCGCCAAGAAAATCAGTCGTGCCAATTCATCTTGTAAGGCTTGGTCGTTCATGTTTGGATAATTTTCGGCTAATTGATGTAACACGATTTCGGGCGTTGCACCGTTTTGTAAATTCTGAACAAATGTATTTGTGAAATCAGCTTTACCGCCTACGGCGTACCCTTTTATACCCAAATCAGAAGATTTGGACAAAAGGGCAAGGCTGCCCGAAACTGTGTTTTCAAAGGTTTGGTAAACATCGTTTTCGGCAAAATCTGTGCTTTCAGGCTGCTTTTCAGGCGGCAACAAGTCATCATCACGCAAACCATAAGCGCGCTTGTAATAGTGATTGGAAAAACGTGCGCCCATTTGATGTAGAAGTTGGTCGCGCTGGGCTAATTCGGTTGAGCCGTACTCTTCTGCTTCATGCAACACAAATTTAGGTCGCGTTACATCGCCGAAATTCAGCTCACAAATCCAGTCAATCAACTGGTTAAACGTTGCTTCAATCATGCGACTGTCGCTGTCGCGAATATCGTCCGTTACCTCCAAACCAGCCGATGCGCTGGCGTGATTGGTGTTGGCTTCGGTCGTTTGGTCTTGACCGAGCAAGGCGATGTTGATTTCTGAACGGCAATAGCGGATTAACTTGTCATACGCATCAACAGACGCGGATTTGCCTGTGGCTTCGTGAATTTCCACGCTGCTGTCATTGGGGATTGTGCCAATCGCGTTGCCCATTAAGGCTTCCAGTGCGTCCAGCAATTTGTCGGTGTCGGCTTGGGTGTTGGAACGCGGTTCTTTACCAATGAGCCACGGGCTACCGTATTTTTGCGTAAACTCCGCCCAAAATTTCAGCCCTGCACGTTTGAACGTAACCGCCCAAAACACCAAACCCAAATCACCTAAACCGTAGGGGTTGTCGTAGCTGGCTTCTTGTTTGGGGCAAAGAAATTTGTATTCAGGCAGCCTGTTATTATGCAAACCGTGTTCAATAAAATACATTTCGCCCTGTTCGCCAAACGCAAACCATTCTTGCGGTTTGACCACGATTTTTTCAGGCAGCCACAATTTGTCGCGTTGCCACACAATTTCAATCGGCTGATAACCGAATAAAGTCGCATTCAAAATATCTTTAATCAGGTTAAAAATATCTAACTGCTCAAAAGCAGCCTGCACCGTATCGCGGACATTTTGCGGTACGTCATCGCCGTCCAATCGCCATTCCAAACGTGCAACGGCTGCTTTGCGTCTGCGAACTTGTCCACCTACCAATGGGTCACGCAACAATTCGCGGTATACATCAATGTGTCGCCCCATTTTGCGTAAAATCGGGTCGGGATTGGGCAGCCAGCCGTTAAAGCCGTGCATACCAAATCGCGCTGAAACCGCGATTTGGCTTGCCATTTGTTCGGGTGTGGCAAGAATTGTGCCATTGGGGGTTTTGAGTTTAATGTGGGGTTTCATAAATCTTTCCAGTTTTCAGGCTGCCTGAAATCAAAATCCGTCTGTTAATCGGCTACTTCGGCGCACGGCTCGGCTGCTGACACGCACCGCACCAACATTTAACTCTCGGCTAGCATAATGCGCCAAAAGCAGTGCGATTGCGGTATCGCCGTGGCGTTTGTTGCCGTCCGCACCACGTGTGCGCGTGTCAGGAATGCGTGGGATACCTTTAATCAATTCAAAGGCGCGCAAGTCCGCCAAGATGTCTTCATCACGTGGTAAGCCGTCCAGCGTGCCGTCTTCCAATGCTGCTTTAAATGGTGCAGTGTGGCTGCGATACCAGTTTTCAGACAACATCACGGCTTGTACGCACTCGCCACCAAACTGGTCTTGCATGGCTTCGGCTAAATACTGACCATTACCACGAGCGTCCAACGCCGCACCCAATAAATTTGGCAAACCCACCAACAGATACGCGCAAATCTGCTCTTGCTGCTTAAACGGCATATTGCCCAATTCCAAGATAAACGGCGTTTTGAGCATTAAATCAGGCTGTTGAATGAGTGGCACAATTGCGGTGCGGTCGCCATTTCGGGCAAAATCTACACCGACAAAGCTGTGGCGCGTGTTGTCCAATTGCTGCAAATAAGGGTGCAGGCTACCTGAAAGCCAGTCTTGCACTTCGGCGGCGCGTTGATGTTCGGGCAGTAACTGGAAATTATCCGTTTGGTCGTAACGCAACACAGGCGTGAACGGCGACATTCGGCTTTCAATCAACGTGCGGTTCAGCCATTTACCACCACCATTTTTGGGAATGCAGTCCAGCTCTTCACTGGCATCATCGCCGTAACTGGCGCGGATTTCGGCAACCCATTCGCGTTCGGCTTGCTCCGTCCACTCTTTGCCTAACCGTAAACAAATGCGTTGATATAAGCCATCTTGTAGCGCATCATCAAAGGTAATGCGATGCATGGAATACGGTTTTTTGCCTGCGCGGCAGTCGTTGATTAACTCATTAAATGGGTTATCCACGCCATCGTGCGTGGAAATGATGTGAACCTGTCCGCCCCACATCAGCAACGCCATCGCTGCTTTGAGCAGCTCGGGCAAATCATCGTGGAACGCTGCTTCGTCCAAAATCACGCGCCCTTGTTTACCGCGCAAATTGTTCGGGCGGCTGGATAAAGCAGTAATGCGAAAGCCTGATGCAAAGCGAATAATGAACGCCAAAATCGCTTGTTTGTCATCGCCTTCTACAAACACTTCTTCGGTTTCTTCAATTTCGCCAGCCGCCAAGCCGTAAAATTTTGCCCAGTTGCCGCAATCGTTGATGAATTCCAATGCCATGTCTTTGTTGTAGCCGATGTACCACACGTTCATGCCGTTGGTTTGCGCGGCGAGCAATGCGCTATCCGCCGCCTCCGCCCACGACAAACCGATGCGGCGCGATTTTTCACAAACTTTGACGGGGTTGGTATCGGCAATCCAGCGTTGTTGATACGGCAGCAAAACCATTGGGGTGCGGCTTTCAGGCTGCTTGAAAATGGTTTCGCTCATGTCGCAATCCCTAGAATTTGTTTACGGATTTGTTCGGCGGTGTCGTCTGATAAGCCGCCTTTTTTCACGGCTTTGGCGACTTCATCGGCAGCGGCTAGGGCGCGTGATTTGACCTTGTTTTGATATTCTTTTAAGCGCGTGGATGCAGAAATCAACCCTGCAATACGTTTACCGCCCTCGCTCAACAAATCAAACCGCGCCTCGGGTGCAAGCTCTTCGCTGTCTTTTTCGCTGATGTCCACCAAGGCTTCAAACAACTGATTTTGCAACAATGCCATCAAGGCTTCGCTGCGGCTGTCGTTTTCATCATCGGCATTGGCGACAATTAACTTGGCGGCTTCGGTGCTTTCCTTAATGGCTTGCAAACGGCGTTGGATTTTGTATCCGTGGCGATGCACGGCGGAACGGCTAATTTGAAAACCCTGTTCATTGAGCCACGCCGCCAATTCGGTGTAATTGGCAAAACCGTTTTCAATCAAACGGCGTTCAAATTCGCGGCGGACGTTTTCAGGCAGCAATTCCATGCTACTGCGTGGCGACATATCAGCTCTCCCAGTATTTTTCAGGTCGGGCAATGCCAGCCTGACACTCAATCGTGTATTCGGCAATATCCACACCCAAACGGTTTAAATCGGCAAACCACATTCCGCTTGGCTGTTTGGTTAAATCCAAGAGTTTGCGGTCTTGCAAATATTCAAGCTGTTGGCGTAATTCTAGGGCGGTTACATTGGGATAAATGCCACGCATTACGTCCAATAAAAAGACTTCGCTTGATGTGTAGGGGCGAGCTTTGTTCAGCGTGTTGATGATGTGCCAACGCATACCTTCGCGGCGGTATTTTTCGTTCATTTTTTCGCGCTTTCCATTTTGTAAAGGTCGGTCAAAGTCTTTTGAATACTGTCCATTTTGGCTTCTAAAATCGCTTGATTGCGAATGTAGTCTTCACGCAAGACAAATTTTTCAGGCAGCAAGGCTTTTTGTTCGGCAAATTGCGTTTGTAGTTTTTCAAAGTTTTCAGATAGGCGGTCTTGCTGTCTTTGGCGTTCATCTTGTTGCGCCTGAAATTGACTTAACAGCATTTTGCCAAAGCCCCAGCACACCGCCAAAAACGACAACAAAAAGCTGACAAGTTGCCAAAATTCAATGCTGATAAAAGTTTTGTTATCCATTTATTTCTTTCAAAGTTTGGCAAATCACGCACAAACGGCAACCTGAAACAATGCGTTGTCGTGCTTCGGGGATTGGGTCGCCACATTCTTCGCAATGTGTGGCGGACGGCGCGTTGTTTTCAGGCTGCCTGAATTGCGCCAACGCTTGTTCGCGGAATCGCTCTTCGTTTTCGCAAGCGCGGTCAATAAAATCAGTCATGTTGGGCTTTCTTGTACCACGCCAGCCAGCCTGAAACTTGCGTTTCTAATTTTTGGCAATACGTGCCATAGCGCACTGCGTGGTTTAACAGTTGTTCGGGTGAGCCATCGGTGGGGCGTTCGGGACGCTCGTAAACCACCAATAGCTCGGAAGAGATGGGCAGTAACACCGCTCGTTTAATCGGTGTAGCCAAAGGCGCGGTTGTAGAGGTGCAGGCTGCTTATTTGAGCAACATAATGACGTTTTGCCGATAAATAACCGCTGCCCCACGCACACGCAATCAATGACAAAAACAGCGTGAAATAAACTGCGTAGCGGTATTTATTCAACATTGCCCACATCGTTTTGACCTTTCTGCGCGATTTGCGCCACTTGTGGCACGGCAGCAATGCCGCGTTTAATCAAAGCATAGCCGCCCACCATCATGCCGTATGCCCACCATTGCCATTCGGGCGCATTGGGCGTTTGCATGAATTTGTAGGTCATGCAGCCTGCGGCAATGTTTGCCCATAGCTTGGTATGGCTGATTTGCCCTGTGGCTGGGTTGCAAACCAATCCGCTAAACCATTTGAGTACCTTCATGGCTATTTACCTTTTTTACGCTGTTTACGCCGATTAGCAGCAACACCTGAAAAACGATGTGCGCGACGCTTTTGTGGAATAGCAGGCGCAGAGAGTTTGAGCTTCCAATTAGGAATGTGGTCGCTAACGGCTAATAAACTGAATGCGAGTAACATCTTTTTCATCTTTAATCTACTTTTGCATTAAAACCAATCCCTAGCGCGTAAACCACCGCCAAAAAGACAAACCAGCCTGCATACATCACACGGTTTGTAACGGCTAAATAGGCAATATAGGCAAATCCTAATTTGGATAACAAAAATGCAATCAATGCCAGAGTGTGTAATGTTAGTTGATTCATATGCAGGCTGCCTTTACGCTTCGTTGCGACTAAACTCGCCAGCCAGTTGCAACACAGGCAAGTCATAGCGCGATTCTTTGGGCAACGATGACACGCCGTCTTTGCCTAGCCACACATACGCGACCGCCCGTTCACGCGCAAACTTGGCAACAGACACGCGGTTGCCTTGATTACCACCCAAAATCCACAAATTGCCTTGTTCGTCTTGTCCAACACAAAAGCCCACATGACCGCCACCTTGACGCGCAAACACCACCACGCAACCATAAGCAGGCGCGTTCAATCGTGTGCCTGTGTTTTGCCAGTCCAACGCTCTGTACCAATGCTGGGGCAAATCGCGCCCTGTTGTGCGAGCGCAATGGGCAACAAACGTGCCACACCACGGCGTTTCATTGTCCGTCCACCACGCTTTTAAGCTGATGAGCCAGTTGCCAATGGTGCTGTTGTGTTGTTTGCCTGCGATTTCAGTTAAGCCAATGTGTTGTCGGGCTTCGGCAAGCCAAGGGAGTTCGGTTTGATTAGACATAAAAAAATCCCCATAACGGTTAAATCGTTATGGGGATTATGCTTTCAGGCTGCCTGAAAGGCTTTTAATGCGGATTAAAAAAGTGAGATTTATAAAATCATCCAAATAATAAAGATGACAACAGCCACAATGATACCTATACAACCTGTTTTTTCATTTTGCTTATTTGCATTTATGCTGTTGGGTGGCGAGGTGGGTATCTTGGGATTTGATGAACGATTTAAACTTGCTGAATCTTGAATTAGCCTTGCTGATATTCTAGGTTTGTTTGTTATAGGTTTAGATTCAGGCAGTGGTTGCTTGTTATCATCTAATTTCTTTTGTATCTCATCTGCTAATTCTTGATATTGCTTTGCAAGATTTTCAAAATATTCTGCTTGTTCATTCAATTTTTCGCGTTTAAAAGATAGGCGAATTTTGTCAAAAACTAGACTTAAATACAGATGATTGAGCCATTTTTTGTAAAGTGCTTTTTGATTGTGATATTTTGCCTCTCGTTCAACAATCTCACCTAACTGATTTATTAACTGGATAAACTCAAATTTAGAAGATTCAAAAAAACCTGCTTGTTGCAAGAACAATGGCAATCTCAAATAGTTGTGTATACTTTGCCACTCTCCATTTTGTCCGTCAATTTCTTTTGCCCGAAATAGACATTCTATTGCCAAATCCCACTGTGTTTTTTTGAATTGTGTAGCCGTGCCATGCAATTTCCACACACCTAATTGCAACAGTTCCCCTGTAAGTATTGATGGCTTTCGTTCATATGCTTTATTTGGTTCAAGCAGTTTTAGAAAATCATGGTCTTTTACTGCTAATTTTTTTGTCTTTTTTGCTGATGATGCAATTGGCACATTTGCTAATTGCTCATATGTTAATGCCAATAGGTAGCTTCGTCCTTGCTTACGGCGATAAATATCCTGACGCACTTCTGCATAATACAGTACATAGCGCAATACTTCTACTTGTTGTTCTCCAAAGTGATTTTTAACGTAAGCGGTCATATCACTTTGTAGAACAGGTTTATTTTGTTCTGCAATATATCCTCTAATTAGTTGAATACCTTGCCGATATGTTGGGTCTTCTCCTGCAAATTGAGCGACCTCTTGGGTAAAAGCATCTTGATTGGTTTTATCTGTACCATGAATGCCATAAGCTGCTTTTTGGTAATACATTCTCGCGGTATCAAAATCACCTACTTTCCATGCTTCTCTGGCTAAATAAACAAAATCCATTGCAAAAATCCTTGCTATTTAAAATGCATATTCTCGGAGCTTGTGGTTTTACACGTTCATCTACGTCCCATAATATCTTTGAATTTGATTATCTTGGTTTGCTTTTTTCTCTGTGCTACGCGCCACGCTTGAAATAACAAATTTTCCGTTATCACTGGCTTGGCGGTAGTTTTCCAGCAATTCTTTTTCATCTACATCTAACTTTATTTTTTCAGGCTGCTTTTCCTGAATAAATGGTTCGCCTATTCCACAGACAAGCCAATTTAGGTTTACACGCAATCGTGTACAAATAACTTCTAAACCTTCCGCATTTGGGGTGCGTGTACCGTTTAAATAGCTTTGAGCTGTTCTATATGGCAATTCTGTTAATTCTTGAAAATCCTTTAATTTCAAATTCTTATTTTCACAAATAAAAACCAATCTTTCTTTTATACACGTTTGCATCAAATATCCCTTTACTTTATACGCGAACGCGTATATTATGCACACATCGCAAACAAAAGCGCGATTTATCGCAAATAAATAGCGTGAATTTTATCACAACAAGGAGCTTAAAAATGGCTTTAACACCCGAGCAAGTTAAGAAAAATTTTAAACAAAAAGGCATCACGTTTTCAGGCTGGGCAAGAGAACATGGCTATCGTCCGCAAGAAGTTATCCGCGTCCTGAATGGTTTTTTCAAAAGCCAGCCGTGGTCAAGGACATGAAATTGCCGTCAAACTGGGTTTGAAATAGGAGCAACCTAATGGCAATCAGTAAAAAAGGCAGCCGTGTGCTGAAAGTATTTAAGGCTTTGGAAGCGCATCCGATTATCGGGTTGAGCAATAAAGAAATTGCGGACGGCTTGGGTATTTCTGCGGTTCATGTGAGCCGTGATTTGGAAGATTTAATCGCTGAAGGTTTGGTAACGAAACTAGATAACGGCAATTTTGCATACAGCATTAAAACCTTGCAGATTGCGGAGCGTTTCAGGCAGCAGCAAGCTCATTTGACTGCTAAATTGGAAGAAACCGCAGAACGTGTGAACAGATTTTAAGAAGTTCCGACGTCGGAACTTTTGGGAGATAAAAAAATGAGTAGTGAAGTGGAAGTGATTGATGTGAATGCAACCAGTAATCACGCAGCGATGCACAGCGTGATGGTAATGGAACAATGGGGAAACGGCGAAACCTATAACGAAGCAACTTGGATTGAACGTGGTCGTCATGCAGTCCGCCAAACATTGGAAGGTATGTTTGAACTGGGGCGTGCGTTGATTGTATTAAAAGAACATACCGAATACGGTCGTTTTGAAAGCATTGTTAAAGAACAATTTGGATTAGGTAAAGCAGAAACATCGCGTTTGATGAATGCAACTAAACGTTTCGCCACCCCACAAATGCAAAAAGCCGCGCCCAAACTGATGGACTTGGGCAAATCTAAACTGCTGGAACTCTTGGTAGAAGAAGACGTTACCCTAGTCGGTTTGGCGGACGGCGAAGAAGTAAACGGCATGACTTTGGACGATGTGGACAGAATGACGGTGCGCGAATTGCGAATTGCCCTGCGTGAAAACCGCGAGCAAATGCAAGCCAAAGACAAGGTGTTGGGCGATAAAAACGCCAAGATTGATGAACTTGCCGAAAAACTGGAAAAAGCCAAGAAAAAAGGCAGCCTGAAAGAACCCGACCCTGCCGATGTTGGCAATGAATTATACATGGCGGTCGGTGCAAAAGAAGTAGCGATTCGCAGCCACATTGTGCAACTGGGCGAATATTTCACGCAGCTTGCCGCACACGAGCAAGCCCACGGCATTTCACATCAGGCAAAAATGACTGGCGTCATCAATCAAATCATTATGGATTGTCAGCATTTACGCGACCAGTATGGGCTGCCTGAAACGATTCCCGAAGACGATATGCCCGAATGGCTGACTGGTAGCGATTTGCAGCCTGAAAGCGAGTAATCCCCAATGAATGCGGTATTAAACGAGCGATTAAACGCGATTGCCACGCAACTGGGTAAATTACCGCACGGTGGCAAAACGCCTTTTTTGCAAGCCGAAGCCGAGAAATTGGGCATGAGTGTGGCAAAACTTTACAAAGAATTGGAGCGTGTGATGGTTAAACCTCAACGTAAACGCCGTGCTGATGCAGGAAAAACGGCGTTGGAACTCAAAGATGCACAGATGATTTCCGCCGTGCTAATGGAAACCATGCGGAAAAACGGCAAACGTTTGATGACGGTGGAACGTGCGGTCCGACCAGTTGTTGCAGCCTGCACCTGTAACCAGTCTGCAAAGTTTGCACCCAAATCATGTTTGGCAGATTGACGCGAGTTTGTGTGTGCTGTTTTACCTGCCTGTATCGGGCAAGGACACAGGTTTACGCATGATGAATGCGGACGAATTTTACAAAAACAAGCCAAAAAATGTCGTGAAAATTGAGCAAGACCGCGTGTGGCGGTATGTCGTAACTGACCATTGTTCAGGCTGCCTGTTTGTGTGGTATGTGTTTGGTGGCGAGAACTCGGAGAATTTGTGCGAGACGTTTATTCAGGCAATGCAGCCGAAAGCGGAGCGTTTGCAAGACCCTTTTTGCGGTGTGCCTGTGAATGTGATGCTTGACCCAGGGTCGGCGAATACAGGGCATGGATTTAAGCACCTGAATAAACAGCTTGGCGTGAATGTGATTATCAACAAAGTGGGCAATCCACGCGCCAAAGGGCAAGTGGAAAATGGCAATAATTTGGTGGAAACGCAATTTGAAAGCCGCCTGAAACTGGTACGCATCAACAGCATTGAGCAGTTGCAGGGTTTGGCGAATCGGTGGATGCGTTATTTTAACGGTCAAAAAATCCACAGCCGACATGGTATGAGCCGTTACAAGGCTTGGCAAAAAATCATGCCCGAGCAACTGATTATTCCGCCGCCGACTGAATATTGTCGTGAATTGGTGTTGAGTAAGCCCGAAGAACGCAAGGTCAATCCCGATTTAACCATTGATTTTGGTGGACGCAAATATGACGTACGCAACGTGCCGTTTGTGCTGGTGGGCGAATCGGGTGCTGGTAAATCCACGCTGCGCGAAGACTTGCAAGACCGCATTAACCGAGAAGGTCGTCAAGTGGTGGTGATTGAGCCATATGTATTGGCGATGGAAGACAACGACCAAAAAGGCAAAACGCTCAAAGCGGTACACATTGCCGAAGCGATTTTGGAAGCCGTGTCGCCCAATACATCACCCAAACGCAGCCCCGAAGCGCGTTTCCGCCAAATTCACAAAGCCCTTGCCGATAGCGCGAAAGCTGGCAACAAGCACGTTTTAGTGATTGAAGAAGCGCATTGTTTGCCCATTCCCACGCTGAAACACTTGAAACGCTTTTTTGAACTGAAAAACGGTTTTGAACGCTTGATTGGGATTGTGCTAATCGGTCAAACCGAACTGGGGCAAAAGTTGAGTGAGAACAACCCAAATGTGCGTGAAGTGGTGCAACGCTGCGAAGTGGTAACGCTGTTGCCACTCACGGACGGCAAATTGCAAGGCTACCTGAAACACAAATTTGAGCGCGTAGGCGTGAACGTTGCCGATGTTTTAACCGACAACGCCATTGATGCCATTGCTGCACGGCTGACGGTTACCAGTCGCAACAAAAACCAGTTACAGCAGCAAAGTTTGTTGTATCCATTGGCGGTCAATAATTTGGTATCGGCGGCGATGAATGAAGCAGCTAGTTTGGGTTTTGCCAAAGTAGATGCGGATATTGTGAAAGGGATTTGAGATGGAGTTGCTTTATTATTTATCTGCCCTGCGTTTTTGGGAAACGGTAGAGCTGTTGATTAAAGTGTGTGTACTGGGTTTGTCCATTCGTTTTGTGCTGAAAGTGTGCATTTTGCAACCGATTGACGAAATGCGACGCACATGGAAACAATAATTTTTTTGCTTGTTGATTTTTATAACTATTTGATTTTAATTTAAAAGGAAAAATCAAATGATGACCGACCCAAATTGGATTATCCAAAAAATGAATGAGTGGGAAGAGAAATTGGCAGTAGCGCGTGATGAATCTGATTACAAATTGGAACAACGCGCCACAAGAGAAATCAAAGCCTACCGTCAATGGTTGGCAAGATTAAACACAGCGAAAGGGAAACCATGAAAACCCGATGCCCCTGCTGCGGAGCAGAAAACAGCCTAGACGCATTACTGGCACACGAAGAAGCAAGACAAGCTGTGTGGGCGGTAGCGCAAATCAACGGCGAATTAGGGCGACTAGCCGTGCAATACATTGCCTTGTTTCGCCCTAGTAAAACCGCGCTGACATTTGACCGCATGGCAAAACTGCTTGGCGAAATTCAGCCCGACATGGAACGTGGCGCAATCAATCGCGACCGCATTGAATACCCAGCACCGCCCGAAGCGTGGGGGTATGGCTTTCGTGAAATGCTATCGCGCCGAAATGCAGGCTGCTTGAAATTACCGCTCAAATCACACGGTTATTTGTATGAAGTGATGAGCGGTTGGAAAGGGCAAGGCTTGCGTAGTCCTCTCCCCACCCCTCTTCCAGAAGGCGAGGGAAATCCAAGCAGCCTGCAACCCGAAGCCAGCCAAACGCTGACCGCAGCCATGCAATTACAAGGATTGCGCCGATGAAACCACCGCGCAAAATGCCTGATTGGGCGTATAACCAAATGATAGAAGGCTTACAAAAATTACTCGTGTTGCGTTTACAAGGCGCACCGCCAGCCGATGCGATTGTTGCGCTTGCCTCGGTGTGGGAAGAAGCCCTCATCCCCCACACATGGTTTTACGATAGAGATTTAGACCACAACCGTTTGCCCACCGCCTTCAAGCGCGTGATTCAACACGCGGAAAAATGGGTGCAGCCAGCACAAGTTATCCGCGAAATTCCACCACGCAGCGAATCGGCTGTGTCAGGATTGATTGAACAAAAGCAGCCTGCACTATCCGAAGCCGAACGCGAGCGCAATCGGCAATATATTCAGCAGTTGTTGAACACGATTGCGCGAGCCAAACGCCCCAATGATAGTGAATTCACTTCAAACTAATACAGCGTTACCAACGCCCTTATGTACCACGCGTACACGGCGGTCGTTGTCGCCTTGTCCTAGTTTGAATTGAATCCACTATAACCCAAACAAGGAAATCCAAAATGAACGAAATTGATTTAAGCCAATACCGCCAAGACGCTCGCGGCAATTTAATCCCGATTGAGAACATCAAAGAAATTGATTTAGACCGCGATGAACTGGTCAAAGAAATTTTTGCAGCGATTGAAACGCCCATGCGTGAACTGGAACAAGCACGGCGCAACGGCATTGAAGATGTTCGCGCTTTCGTTGAATTAGCCGCCGAAAAATATGGCGCGAAACCGAGCAAAAAAGGCAACGTAACTTTGCATAGCTTTGACGGTGAATTACGCGTTACTGTGGCAATGGCGGACGTGCTGACCTTTGACGAACGCTTAACCGCCGCCAAAACGCTAATTGATGAATGCTTGGACGAGTGGACGCAAGACAGCCGCCAAGAATTGAAAACGATTGTGCAGCAAGCGTTTGATGTAAACAAAGAAGGCAATATCAGCACGGCAAAAGTGTTGGGCTTGCGTCGTTTGAATATTGAGCATGAGAAATGGCAACGCGCCATGACGGCGATTGACGACAGCATTCACACGCAAACCACACGCGAATATATCCGCATTCATCGGCGCGATGAAAATGGCGCGTATGTGTTGGTGTCGCCTGAATTGGGGAAAGCGTAGTTTGCCCTCTCCCTAACCCTCTCCCACAGGAGAGGGAATCAACTCGCAAACGGCGGAGCGGTTTTCCAAGCCGACTTGCAGCCTGAAAAGATTTCAACGTAAAGGAAAATACAATGTTTATTAAACAATTAAGCGTTTATCGCTTGAACCCTGAAACCGCTCCTAGTGTAGATAAGCTGGAAATGGCATTGGCAAAATCCCCTTTTTCGGAAGTAACGGGTTTAGATTGGTACAGTCTCGGTTTTGTACCTCCTCATGATTTTGGACACGAGCTGGTTTTTCAGGCTGCAAACACATGGTCGGTTAGCTTGAAAAAACAAGAACGTATTTTGCCTAATTCTGTCATTAAAGATGCGGTAGAACAGAAAATCACACATATTGTGCAGAATGAATGCCGTCCTGTTGGTCGCAAAGAACGCATTGAGTTAAAAGAACAAGTGATAGATGAATTGTTACCACGCGCTTTGTGCCGTAGTAGTCGCTTGATGGCGATGTGCCATGTGCCTAGTCAGTTGTTGTTGATTGGTAGTGCGAGCAGCCATGTTGCTGAGAATATGCTGTCAAATTTACGCGAGGCTTTGAGTGGATTAGATGCAAAGTTACCTCATACCAAGCAGTCGCTTATGTCTTTGATGACAGAATGGGTATTAGCCAGTAAAGCCGCAGGCAATTTTGAATTAGATGATTCGTGTCAATTAACAGGTGTTACGCGCTTTGATGGACTGATTAAAATCAGTCATAAGCTATTGAGTGATGAAGATGTGGTAATTCATGTCAAAAATGGTTTGAAAGTTAAAGAATTAGGCTTGATTTGGCGTGAACAAATTGCTTTTGTTTTAACGGAAGACTTTAAGTTAAAACGCATTTGCTTTTTGGATACTTTGCAAGAAAAAGCAGAATCACAGAGCGATGATGCAGCCAGTTTAGCTTTTGCTAGTCAAGTGATTGCAGCCGAAAGTTTGTCTAAATTGATTCATGAATTAGTTGCCATGTTAGGCGGATGGGGGGAATGACTTTCAGGCAGCCTAAAAGACCATTTTCAGGCTGCCTGAATTATTGTAGAATATTGATTATATTGTTGATTTTTGAAACATCGTTTCACACAGTGAAATAAATCACACGAAAGGACAGCCTATGGCAGACACCCGAGTTCCCGAATTAGTCGCCGATTTAGAAGCGCAAGCCGTAGCTTGTTTAATGGAAAACGTCCCCACGCTAGACGGTCAGACCGCCACCATCATCAGCAAAAAATTATCGCAGCATTTAAGTTGCAACTGGGGCGGACAGTTGATTTACTTTCCCAAAAACCAAGGCGGCAAATTAGACGAGCGCGATAAACAAATCTATGCCGAGTTTAACGGCAAAAATCATCAAGAGTTAGCCAGAAAATACAATTTAGCCGTGCAGCAAATTTACAAAATCGTCAAAGCCGTTGAGCAGGCGGAAGCGTTAAAACGACAACAGGGCTTGTTTGATGATGATTAAAATCCCTAATTCAAACTACAATGCGGTCAGGTTCGTTTCTGACCGCATTTTTAACGCGTTTAAAACTTGGGTTGGGGGTTTGCTTGGGTTTGGGGTAAAACGCGCTATAAACGCGAATTTGAGTGATTTAGAAAAGCAGCTATTTTCAGGCTGCTTTTTTTAATGTGCGTTAAAAGTTTTTCAGGCTGCCTGAAAGCATAATCCGCCCTATCTAAACAGATAAGGGCGTTTTTTTATGCAATACGAAATTTTCCGCGCTGGCAAACGCAAAGACGCGCACGGCACGGAAGTAAACATCACGGTGCAAGATTTGCAGCAAGCCGCCAACGCCTATAACGCCAATTTTCACGAAGCACCGCTTGTTATCGGACACCCAACCCACAACGCCCCTGCGTTTGGCTGGGTGGAAAAATTATCCGTTCAAGGCGATGTGCTGACGGCGGATTTTAAGCAGGTGGACGATGGTTTGGTGGATTTGGTGCGACAGGGCAAATACAAAAAAGTGTCGGCAAGTTTTTATCCGCCTACGCATTCGGCGAATCCTGTGCAGGGGTCTTGGTATTTGCGACATGTTGGCTTTTTGGGCGCGGCTGCCCCTGCGGTTAAGGGTTTGGCGGCGATTGAATTTGCAGATGATGAAGCTGGCGTTGTGGTGTTTAGTGAAGATTTTGCAATGACACAAAACGCGATTGCCCGAACTTTTCGCCGTTTGCGTGAGTGGATTATTGGCAAAGACGGCATGGACGCTGCTGACCAAATTATCCCAGCTTGGCAGATTGGCGAATGGGAACGCGCCGCCACGCAGCCTGAAGTTGTAACCCCTGATTTTAACGAAACGGAAACAAAGGAAACCGATATGGCAACCGAACAAGAACTCGCGGCGGCAAATGCTGCTCGTGAAAAAGCAGAACGCGAATTGGCAGAATTGAAAGCCGCGCAAGCCAAAGCGCAACGCGATGCAGTACATCAATCCAATGCGAATTTTTGCGAAGAATTGGTTAAGGCTGGCAGCCTGAAACCTGCGGATAAAGATTTGATGAATAAGGTGCTGGATTTTATGTCATCGCCTGAACAATGCGCGGATTTCAATGAAGAAAACGCGCTGGTCAATTCATTCAAAGCATTTTTGCAAGGCAAGCAAACGATTGTTGAAACAGGCGAAATGGCAACACCGCAAAACGCTGGCAAAGCGCAAAGCTATTCAGGCAGTCACGATTTTGCGGAATATGCCGAACCCAACGCCTTATCGCATCATGAACGCGCTTTGGCGTTGGCAGCAAAAGAAAACATTTCCTACGAAGAAGCGGCTCGCCGCACAGCTCAATAACAGAAAGGTAATACGATGAGTGCAGCACATTTACGCCAGTTACGCGGTCAGATTGACCCTGTATTGACCCAGTTGGCGGTGGGTCATAAACAAGCCAAGTTTATCGGCGAGAAAATTATGCCTGTGGTGTTTACCGAAAAAGAAGGCGTGAAAATCCCGACTTTTGGCAAAGGCTCGTTTGTGGAATATCAAACAGAACGCGCGGTAGGCGCAGCCAGTAATGTGGTAAGCATGGATAAAACCGTACTGTTGCCTGTTGTGTTGGAAGAACACGATTTAGCGATTGGTGTGGATTACCGCGAACAAGCAGAAAGCCTGTTTGATGAACGCGCCAAAGCCACGCGTCGCGCCGTGAACGGCATTCAGTTGCGCCAAGAAATTGAAACGGCAACGCTGTTGCAAAGTAAGGCGACTTACGAGAGCGGTCATTACAAAGATTTGTCGGCAGCAACGAAATGGAGTGACAAAACCGCCAACCCAATCAAAGACATTGCAGACGCAAAAGAAGTGGTACGCGCTGCCTGTGGTATGCGCCCGAATGTGTTGGTATTGGGTGCGAGTGTGGCGCACGCTTTGTCGTACCACCCTGTTTTGCAGGCTGCTTTGGGTAGCAATGAACGCAAATTGATTACGCCTGATATTTTGAAAATTTTGTTTGAAGTAGATGAAGTGATTATCGGCAATGCGGTTTCTGCTCCTGCGCCAAATAAACAAACGAAAGACGTTTGGGGTGCATTTGCAGCGTTGATTGTCCGCCCGAAAATCATGTCAAACGGCAATGACGAAGGCGAGCCAAGTTTTGGCTACACCTTGCGCCGTCAAGGCATGCCGTTGGTAGACCGCTACAACGAAGTGGGCGGTAAGGTGGAATACGCTCGTTACACCGACATTCGCAAAGTCGCGGCTGTGGGTGGTGCGTGTGGGTTCTTGTTTGATAAAGCAATTTAATTTTCAGGCTGCCTGAAACAAAAGGCAGCCTGAAAGAAAGGTAAAAAAATGACACTAACTAAAAAAGTCGTTTTGGTGGCAACCACCACCGCCCATGCCCCAATCATCGCCAATCGCCTGATTGGTTTTGACGGCAAACAAGCCAAAGCCAATGCTCCTGTGTATGGCGTAACGCCACGCGATGCGGACGAAGGCAACAGCGTGGCGGTGGAATGTGTCGGCATTGTGCTGGTGGAAGCTGGCGGTGCGATTACCGCAGGGGCAAAAGTCGCGGCGGACGGCAACGGTTGCGCGGTGGCTGGAGAAAATAATGCGTTTGGCGTGGCGGTATCGGCTAAGGCGGAAGCTGGCGAATTAGTCGCCGTGTTGATGAAAGGCTAAAAAATGGCAAACAAATATTTGGCAAATACTCCCTTGATTTTGCAAAACGAAAATGGCGAAGACGTGCGCGTTGAGCGTGGCGAAACGGTGGTTTTATCGGATACGCAATATGCGGAAGTGGCGGCACACGTTACGTTGATTGAAACGACGGAAAAGCAGCCTGAAACGGCAGAGCCAAAAGACAATCAGCCTGCACAATCCGCACCCGAAGTAACGCAGCCTGAAAAGCCGAAACGCAATTCCAAAGCGGAGCAGTAAGTCATGTACATCAACGCCGATGATTTAGCCAAAGCGATGAGCAAGGCGGAGCTGGTGCAATTAACCAATGACGAGCCGCGAGCCACAGAGCCAAACAATGAGATTATTCAGGCAGCCATTGCCTATGCGTGTGATTTGGTGGACGGCTATTTGCGTGGGCGTTACCCATTGCCCTTGCAAGACGTGCCGACTGTGTTGCCGCCATTGTGTATCAATATTGCCCGACATTATTTGCATTCTCGCCGATTAAATCGGGCGGATTTTCCGAAAGTGCTGGAAACGGCTTACAACGCCACAATCAAGGCATTGGAGCAAATCCGAGACGGCAAAATCCACATCGGCGTTGATAATTTGGCAAAACAAGCACAGCCCGAACGCGGTTCGTATCACGTTCGCGGCGGTGTGAAACACGATTGGGACGGTTACTAAATGAGTGCAACACGCCCGATTATTGACGCGGTTGCCACGCATTTACAGGCAGCGATTCCGTGGGTTAGCGTGGACGTATTCCCCGAAAACCCTGCGGATTATCAATTTATCCACCCTGTTGGGGCGGTGCTTGTCGGTTATCAGTCTAGCAAATTCACTAAACTGGAAAGTTTAGGCTTGATTGCCCAGCAGCGTGATGTGGTGCTGCATTTGACGGTTATCGGCTCGCATTTGCATGGCGATGATGGCGCGTTGGCGATTTTGGACGAGGTGCGTTTGGCAATCGTGGGCTTTAAGCCGCCCAATTGTTTGCCGTGTAGCTTGTTGCAAGAACGCTTTTTAAGCGAAGACGCAGGTGCATGGCAATACGAATTAACTGTGCAAACCACCACGCAGCAAGTGCAAGTTTGCCAGCCTGAAAACCTACCTACGCTAACACAAGTCCATCATCGCCACACACAAGACCCACTCAATCCCCATTTAAAACCCCAAACGCCATAGGAGAACAACATGGCAGCAGCATTTCATCACGGCTCGGAAACCATTCGCATTGACGGAGGTTCTAGCCCAGTTTACACGGTGGACGGCGCGATTACCGCCATCATCGGCACAGCACCCACAGGCGCAGTCAATGAATTGACCGTTTGCCAAACCAGTAAAGATTTTGCCCAATTTGGCGCAGAGCTGACCAATGCAGGTTTTACCATCCCCAATGCCACGAATATTTGGACACGTTACAAAAGCGGCATTGCTTATGTGGTTAATGTGTGCGACCCAAGTAAGCACAAGACCACCGTAACCGATGAAGTTTTGGTGGTGGATAGTGATACCTTGTCTGCTAAAACCAAAAAACCTGCTTTGCAAAGCGGTTGGGTGGTAAAAGATAGCACGTCCACTTTGACTGCTGACCGTTATGCGCTCAACGCTTTGACTGGCGAAATCCAATTTAAAACCAAACCTACCGACCCTAAAATTACCTACACGCACACCGACCCAACCAAAGTAACCGAAGCCGACATCATCGGCGCGTATGTTGCGCAAACAGGCAAACGCACGGGCATGGAATTGGTAACCGAAGGCTTTAACCGCTTTGGTGCAGACGCGAAAATCATTATTGCACCTGAATTTGACAAGACCGCCACTTGCGCGGCTGCTTTAACGGTTTTGGCGGACAAATTACATGGCATTGCGTATTACGATGCGCCCAAAGGCACAAAATTGAGTCAAGCGATTACAGGGCGTGGCAATCTTGGCACCATCAATTTCAATACATCCAGCGACCGCGCACAATTGTTTTATCCGCACGTGATTGGCGTGTTGGGCGTGGAAAGTTTGGCGACCCATGCCGCAGGTTTGCGTATGAAAACGGACGTGGAACAGGGGTATTGGTTTTCAACGTCCAACCGTGAATTGTCGGGCGTAACAGGCTTGGAAATCGGTTTGACCGCTCGTGTGGACGACCCACAGAGCGAAACCAATCGCCTGAACGAAAAAGGCATCACCACCGTATTTAACAGCTACGGTACAGGCTATCGCTTATGGGGCAACCGCTTGGCGTGTTTCCCCACCACATCACACATCAAAAACTTTGAAGTGGCGCAACGCACAGGCGATTTGATTGACGAGAGCATTCGCCGTTTTGAGCTGCAATACATTGACCGCCCAATTGATGACGCGCTGATTGACAGCTTGACAGAAGGTATCCGCACTTATTTGAGTACGGTGCGCGGTATTGTCGGTTACAGCGTGAGCTTGGATTATGACTATGATTTGGCGGAAGCATTTAGCAAAGGTCAAGTGCCGATTGTGTATGACTACACGCCCAAGCTGCCGATGGAACGCGCCACCAATACCAGCGTGATGACGCGCAAATATTTAATCAACTTGGTTGGCAACAGCTAGGAAGGACGGTAGAAAATGAGCGTAATCAACGCAATTTACAATGCCAACGTGTATGTGAACGGTGTTTCGCAACTTGGTCGTGCAAAAGAATTTAAGCTGCCTGAATTTGAAATCAAGCAAGATGATTACACAGGTTTGGGTATGTTCGCTGGCGTGAAATTGCCCAGCGGCGTGGAAGCCCCCGAAGGCGAAATCACTTGGAATGCCTTTTATCCTGATGCGGCGCGGATTATTAACCACCCATTTAAAGCGGTGCAACTGATGGTGCGCGGCAATTTGCAAACTTTTGATGCGACTGGCTTGGCAAAAGAAGTGCCGATTGTGACCACCGTGTCGGCATGGTTCAGCAAAAACGCGCTGGGTGGCTACAAACCGCATGAAAAAGCGGAATTTAGCAGCACTTATCAGGCGGTGGAAATTCGTCAGGTGGTGGACGGACGTGAAACCTTGTATTTTAACGCACTCAAAAACGAATACCGCGTGGACGGTGTGGACGTGTTGAGCCAGTTCCGCAAAAATATTGGCGCGTAGAGTTTGATTTTTGAATTTAAAAGTCCTAGTGGGTTGCTGTCCGCTAGGACTTTTTTTAATGCGCGTTAAAAGCATTTCAGGCTGCCTGAAAATAAAATACACCTGTTTTTACGACATTTTTTAAGGAAAAATCATGACACAAGCACAACAAATCAAACAAGAATTGAACGGCGAAATCACGGTAACGCTGAAATATCCCATGCGCTTGGCGACAGGGCAAACGCTGAACAAAGTAACTGTGCGCCGTCCGCGTGTGGGTGATTTGCGTGCAGTCATGCACATCGGCAACGAGGCGGAACAAGGTTTGGCGTTGGTGTCGCGTGTTACGGGTCTTGTTCCCGAAGATTTGGATATGTTGGATTTGAAAGATTTGGAAGCCATTCAAGCCACATTTCGTAGCGAAGAAGACGAGTAATCCGAAAAGTTCGCAGCAGCTCAATCAAGAATTACTAGCTGCTTGCGCCGATATGGCATGGTGGTTTGGGTGGAGTGTGCAAGAGATTTACGATTTGCCATTAGATGAATTTGCCGACTGGCTAGATGAAGTCAATCGGCAAATTAAGGCGAAGTATCAGAAATAGGATTAGGCGTTGCGCTCACGTTCGGCAGCAATTTCGTGCTGTAAATCGCGGCAGTAGCCGTTATTGGTGTCGGCATCATCTTTACCAAACGCAGCGCGGAATACATCGGCAATGCCAGCCAATACCGTTGCTGCAAGCAATGGCAGAAACAGCAGCAAAGCCAAAACCATTATGCCCCAAATAAAAATCATGATAAGCACCTTGTCAATAAACAAGTTTTTAACACGGAAATTATAATACATGGCTTCAGATTTAAGTTTATCTATTAGCGTGTCGGCGGTGGTTGACGGCGCATTGTCGGGTTTAACCAACATCGGCAAGGCGATGAATACGCTCAAATCCACCACCACGAATTTAACCGCTAAACAAAAGGAATTAGGCGAATCATTAGAGCGCAATAAAGACCGTTTGAGCAGTACATCTGCCGCGCATTTGTGGCGGCAATACAATCAAGTTGGTTAAGCAATTGATAAATTAACGCGCAAACACGAACAGCTTGCCAAAATCGCAGCGCGTAAAATTGGCAATCAAGAACAATGGCAAAATTTAAAAGGGCAATGGCAAAACGCAGTCTCTGCGGCTGGTGCATTGATATTGCCTGTTAAGTTGGCAATTGATTTTGAAAGCGCGATGGCAGATGTTAAAAAAGTCGTAGATTTTGAAACACCCGAGCAATTTAAGTAAATGGGCAACGATATTGTGGCGATGAGTCGCAAAATCCCCATGGCCGCGACAAAATTAGCCAAAATCGTGGCGTTAGGTGGTCAATCGGGTATTGCCCAAAACGACTTGATGAGATTTACCGACAGCGCAGCCAAAATGGGCGTGGCGTTTGATGTCTCCGCAGAAAAAGCAGGGCAATCCATGGCGGAATTGCGCTCGGCATTCCAACTTGACCAAAGTGGCGTGGAAACGCTAGCCGATAAAATCAATTATCTGGGCAATACCACACCTGCTGCTGCCAAATGCATTATGGAAATTGTGCAGCGTGTGGGTGCGTTTGGTACGGTGGCTGGATACAACACAGGTACGGTGGCGGCACTTGGCGCAACCATGCGTGGTTTTGGTATTCAAGAAGAAATGGCGGCGACCAGTATTAAAAACATGATGTTGGCACTGGTGGCAGGGGAAACCGCCACCAAAAGCCAAAAAGCAACATGGAAAGAATTAGGGTTTGACCACGAGCAAATCGCCAAAGATATGCAAAAAGATGCGGAAGGCACTACGCTGAAAGTGCTGGAAGCGGTGTCAAAACTAGAAAAATATAAACAAGCATCAACACTGAAAGAATTATTCGGTAGCGAGTCCTTGTTGGGTATTGCGCCATTTCTTACCAGCATTGATACTGTTAAGAAAATTTAGAAGGTGTGAAGAGTGCCGCCAATTTTGACGGCTCAATGAATAAAGAATATGAAGCACGTGCCGCGACTACTGCCAATAATATTCAGTTGTTAAAAAACAGTTTGACGGGACTGGGCATTACAGTTGGCTCAATATTGTTGCCAGCCGTTAATCGTTTTGTTGTTTTGTCCACCAGCGTAGTCAATGCGCTGACCGATTGGGCGCAACAGCACCCTGTTTTAACCCAAGCGATTGTCGGCACAACTGCCGCTATTTTGGCGTTCATTTCTGGCGGTTTTGTCATACGTGTGCTGGGTAATCGTATGATGGCAGTATTGCTTTCGGTACGCGGTGGTTTTGCTGCTTTAAGTGCTAGCATTACTGCGGTTCGTGCAGTCATGCAAGGTGGTGTAGCGTTATCCTCGCTTGAAGGCAATTTAGGTAAGGTAATACGAGCGTTTACAACTGTTCGTACAGCGATTATGGCATTTAGTTTATCTTCCGCAATGGCTTTTGCCCCTGTATTGCTGGCGATTGCAGCGGTCGCGGCCGCAGCAGCGTTGATTTACATTTACTGGAAACCGATTAAAGCCTTTTTTATTGGCTTTTGGGACGGTTTTAAAGACGGTATTGCGCCCATTATGCCTTTGCTGGAAATGATAGGGGCTGGCTGGAAAGGTTTATTTGATTTGGCTGTGGCATTTGTGCAGCCGATTATCGCGTGGTTTCGTGAGCTGGGTTTGGTTAGCGATGAAACGGCGCAAAAATCGCAAAGCATTGGCTATTTTTTTGGCGCGATGTTGGGAACACTACTGGGGAATGTTCAAGCGATTGGCGGTGCGATTATCAACGGTTGGCGCATGATTTTTGATAGCCTGTTTAATGTGGTCTTTATGGTTATTGAACAGGTTAAATCCGTATGGCAAGGCGGATTAAGCAACATGGTTGCGCTGGTAATGAACTGGTCTATTTTGGGCGCAATCCGTGCCATTTTGAATGCGATTGCGGCATTGTTTGGCGGCGAAGTAGGCAGATGGGCAAGCTACGGCGCAAACATGATTGACGGCTTGATTAACGGCATTTCGGCTGGCATTGGACGCGTGGTTGCAATGGCGCAAAATTTGGCAGCGCGTGTGAAAGGTGCATTTACAGGCGCAATGCAAATTCATTCTCCCAGCCGTGTTTTCCGCTCGTATGGCGGATTTATGACCGAAGGCTTGGCGATTGGCGTAAACAAAAGCGCGGATAAGCCCATTGGCAAAATCCGCCAACTGGCAAGTAACCTAAAAAACCGTTTTGCCGAACGAATGAGCGGTTTTCGCAGCGATTTGTCGGCGCGGCTATCTGCCAATGCGGATAATTTAAGCCAAGCGCGAGCCGAATACAGCCAAGCACAATTCAACAATGGCGGTGCAATGACCATTCATTTCAACCCCACGATTAACATCAATGGTGGCGGTAATATGTCCGCACAAATGCAGCAAGGTTTACAAATGTCATTGTACGAATTTGAAAAAACGCTTGAACGTATGATGGCAGAAAAAATACGGAGGGCTTATTGATGTTTGCACAACTGGGCGATGTGAAATTTGAATTATTGAACAGTTTCACGACTCTTGAAGAAACCCACGCCGCCACTTTCGCCAAACACGATGTGTTGAAAGGCAGACCGCGTTTGCAAGCGATGGGTAATGATTTGACCGAGTTACGGTTCGGCATCAAATTGCATTGGAAACTGGGCGATGTGGACACGGCATACAAGGGCTTGATTGCCGCCAAAGAAGTCCAGCAAGCGGTAAGTTTGGTGTACGGTTCTGGGCGATTTGTCGGCTGGTTTGTGATTGAACGGCTGACCAGTCGCACCACGCAAATGGACGGCAATGGTCGCACGGCAGCGCGTGAATTGGACATTGAACTGACCGAATTTGTGGGCGACCCAAATAACCCACTTCCCACACCCGCAATTATTTCAGGCAGCCAAAATCCATTATTGGCAATGCTGCCTGAAAGCGCGAAAAGCCAAGTTTCGCCAATCGTAGAGAATGTGCAAAAAGCCGTGAAAGTCTATCGCACGGTGGAAAAAGAGATTGACGAAGCACAACGCTTGTTTCAGGCTGCCAAAGAGTTGCGCCATGACCCAGCAGGCGCATTGCATATTGTGGGTGATGTATTGGGTGTGGCAAGTGGTGCGTTGGGCAAATTAAACACACTGCCTGAAATCACCGCAAAATTGGGCGATTTAAAAGGCGTAGCCGAATTCGCACTACAAAGTAGCCAAGCGGCTTCGCAGCTGGGTAACGCGGTCGGTGAACTTCGTGCAGGATTTGACAGTGGCAATGTAGGAGATTGGCTAAATAACGGTGCAAACGCGATAGATGCTGCCGCTGAAAGTCTGCAAAACGGCACAGCAGCCGTGCAAGGTTTAATCGCATGGATTGCGACACGAAAGGATGCAACATGAACGGCGTTTTAATTTACACCACGCTCGATGGCGACCGTTGGGACACGATTGCGCATAAGCATTATGGCACCGCTTTTGAGATTGACCGCTTGATTGCAGCTAATCCGCATTTGCCGTTTGCGGAACAGTTTGAAAGCGGCTTGACCGTGTTTATCCCCGTCATACAGCAAAAAATACAACGTAATCAGGAGAAAATGCCGCCATGGTTGAGATAATGAATTTACTTTCAGGCAGCCTGAAAAGCGAAAACCAGCACCCCGTTACACGCCCTGATTTTGTTTTGCAATACGAACAAAAAGACATCACAGCCGACATCGCGCCCTATCTGTTATCGTTTACTTACACGGATTATTTGGGTGAACAGTCAGATGAATTGCAGGTTGAATTTGAAGATACGGACAGGCGTTGGTTGCATTCATGGTTTCCCGAACAAGGGGATAAATTGAGTTTGTCGGCTGGCGACCAGTTCACAGGCTTGATTAACTGGGGTAACTTTGAAATTGCGGAGATTGAATGGGAGCGCAGTCAAAACGGCGGCGACAGAGTAACACTCAAAGCATTAAGCACAGGCATTACCAAAGCCAATCGTACCCTAAAAGCCAAAGCCTATGAAAATACCACGTTGGCGGCGATTGTCCGAATGGTAGCCAAACGACTGAAATTAAACGTTTCAGGCAGCGTGGCGGACATCAAAATCCAACGCGTTACCCAATATCAAGAACGCGATATTGAATTTCTTACCCGATTGGCACATGAATATGGGCATACATTCAAAATTGTCGGCAACAAAACGCTTGTATTTGAAAGTCGTAAACAATTGGTAGAACGCAAAGCGGTGGCTATCTTGCAGCCTGAAAACTTAATCCGTATCCGATTGCGAGATGCGATTAAAAACGTTCCAACTGCTGTGGAAGTATCTAGTTTTAACCACAAAACCAAAAAAACCGTTCAGTCCACGAAAAAGACAAAATCGCGGCGTCAATCGCGAAAGAAACCAGCTAAACGCCCGACCACAAGCGATATGCTTAAAATTGTGGCACGTAGTGGCGAAAGTCAAGCGCAATTAAACCGCCGCGCCCAAGCTGCACTAGACAACGCGCAGGATGAACAATGCGCAGGCAGCGTGTCGTTGTTTGGTCATGCTTTATTGGTGGCGGGGCAGACGGTGCAATTAGTCAAAATAGGACATTTTTCAGGGAAATATTTGGTCAAACAAGCGCGACATGATTACAGCCATTCACGTGGTTATACGACTGAATTGGAAGTCAAAATGATTGAATACATAGATGAAGATACGGAGCAGCAAAATGTTCAGGCAGCCTGAAAATCATGATTTTACCGCCACATTGCAATTTGGTACGGTTGCGGAAATTGACGATAAAAAACACGCTGTACGCGTGGTGCTGCCAGCATTGGAAAATCTGCAAACTGATTGGCTGCCCATGATTACGCTGGCGGCAGGTGGCAATCAGTTTTACTGTTTGCCTGACATGGGCGCGTTGGTGGTTTGCCTGTTGGACGCGCGTGGCGAAAGTGGCGTGTGTTTAGGCGCGATTTACAATGAGGCTGACCCTGTGCCAGCGACTAGCCGTGATTTGCACGTTTTGCAATATGCCAACGGCACACGCATTCAGCACAACCGCAAAACGGGCGATATTTTGATTAAGACCAGTGGCACGGTTACGATTGATGCCGATTGTGTGATACAAAAAACGCTGGCGGTAAATGGCTTGCTGACTTACACGGCTGGTATGGCAGGTTCAGGTGGTGGCGGTGCAGCCGCAACGATTTCAGGCAGCTTGAAAGCAACAGGCGATATTACTGCTGGCAATATTTCGTTGCAAAACCATACTCACATGGAGCAAGGAGATGGTGCGCCAACTTCTGCCGCGCAGTAATCATTTTTGTAAACACGTTGTCAAAAATAGCCAAATTTCCCGACATCGGGAATTTTGTCCCCCAAGTCCTACGGATTGCGGCAGGACTTTTTTTAATGCGCGTTAAAAGTCAATATGCCGTCTTAAAGCCATAATCACACCATGAACTACGAACACCCCATTTCCCAACATTGGCAGCTCGCACAAGGCGGACACGGCATCACGCAAGGCGCGGACGACATTGATTTATGTATCCACAATATTTTGTCCACGCGCAAAGGCGCAGACGTATTACGCCCCAATTTCGGCTCAAACCATTTTGATTATTTGGACACGCCCGAAGACATCTTCGTGCCAAACGTGGTGCGTGAAATCACGCTGGCGATTCAAACATGGGAAAAACGAGCCGTAGCAGAACGCGTACGATTTAGCGGCAACGCCCCACACATCACGATGATTGTGGAATGGCGAATCGCGAACGACATCGCCAGCGAACTCTATCAAACCCAAATTTACGCAACAGGAACAGCAACATGAATGTGAGCGATTTAAAACGCGAAGAAGTCAAAATCGTGGACGACAACCCTGAAACGGTGTTGGCGGAAATGATTGCGGATTACGAATCACGCACAGGCAAAACGCTGCAACCTGCCCACATTGAACGCTTGCTGATTAACACATTCGCCTACCGCGAAACGCTCAACCGCCAGCAAATCAACGAAGCCTATCGGCAACAACACGTCCGTTTTGCCACAGGTTTGATGTTGGATTTATGCGGTGATGACGTGAATACGCCACGATTGGAAGCGTCCGCCGCTCGTTGCACGATACGCTTTGCCGCTACCGAATTTACCAGCGAAGTGAATATCCCCGTTGGTACGTTGGTTGCCGTAGGCGAAACCGTGTTTGCCACCACCGAACAAGGGCAACTCACCACCAGCAATCCGCAAATGGATTTGCAGGCAGCCTGCACCGCCACAGGCACAAAAGGCAACGGCTGGTCAATCGGGCAAATCAACACGCTGCAAAGTACGTTGTCGGGCGCAAACCAAATCACAGCACAAAATATCAATATCCCCACAGGTGGCGCGGAAACAGAAAGCGATGAAGCCTACCGCGAGCGTGTATTGCTTGCGCCTGAAAGTTTCTCGGTCGCAGGTTCGGTGGGCGCGTATCAGTATTGGGCGCGAGCAGTGTCGCCCGCGATTTGTGATGTTCATGTGGCGAATGCGCTGGACAGTTCGGGTAATCCGATTGGCGGTACAGTAGCGATTACGGTTTTGAGCAAAACAGGGCTACCTGAACGCGAATTGCTCACACAAATCTATAACGAAGTGTCGGGCGAAAAGAAACGCCCTTTGTGCGACAAGGTAGTGGTGAACGCGCCCGAAACGGTGGATTACACGCTCAATGCAGAACTGGTTTTGTTCACAGGCGCAAATGCACTGGAAGTAAAAACTGCCGCCGAACAAGCGTGGGAAAGTTACGAAACACGCAGACGCGAAAAATTGGGTGGCGATATTGTGCCGCTTAATGTGATGTCCGTTTTAAAAGTCGCTGGCGTATATAACGTGGTTTTGACGCAGCCGAATTGGAAAATCATCAAGCCCAATCAATGGGCAAGATGCACGGCGGTTAAATTGACCACATCAACGGAACGGCAAGATGGCTAGATTGACCTATGCAGAAATCATTGAACGCGACCAACGCTACAAAATTTTAGCGGATTTAGGGCTGCGTTTAGATTTGGCTGACACACCCAAACTCATGCCGCGTTTAGTAGATTTAGTCGCCCCCGAGCATTTGGAACTATTAGCCGAAAGCCGAAGCATTTTGAACGAGGACGGTTATTGGCTGGCTGAAAGCGACCAAGCGCGAAGACGGTTAATTAAAGGCGCGTATGAATTGCACCGCTACAAAGGCACACCGTGGGCAATCCGTGAAATCGTGCGGCGTTTGGGTTTGGGTGAAATCAATCTTGTGGAAGGCTTAAATAGCAAACAGCACAACGCCAAAATCAGCCGAGACGGCAAATACGTTTACGGACACGCCGACCGCTGGGCGCATTACCGCATTGAATTAAACCAAACCATTACCAACGACCAAGCCGCTTTATTACGCAAAACACTACACGCTTTTGCACCAGCACGTTGCGTGTTGGCAGCATTGGATTTTCGTGCTGCTGCCCTGCGCCACAACGGCACAGCCCAGCGCGACGGCACATTCAACAAAGGAACTGCATAAATGGCAAATTTAAAAGAAACCCCAGTCTGGGAAGCAGGCGTTTACCAATGGGAAACATCCGACCCTGTGATGGGTGGTGAAAATGGCATTGACAATAAGCCCACACGCCAGCTCGCCAATCGCACATCATGGCTCAAAGCAGAAATGGCTCGCATTAACGATTTAATCCATGCAAACCAGCAAACAGCTACACAACAATTCGCACTCAAAACCACCACTATCACAGCAGGAGCAGGTTTAACTGGCGGTGGCGTGTTACGCGACAATCAAACTTTGTCATTGGGTAAACCGTCCAAAATCACAGCAACCACAACCAATTTAGCCGTTAGCAATACGCATACGCATGAAATCGATAAAGCCAGTGGTGCGGTGGCAGGCATTGTCATGCTCTCAGCTTCTACCAGCAGCACCGCAACCGACAAAGCTGCGACACCCAGTGCCGTCAAAGCCGCGTATGACCTTGCCGCCAGCAAAGTCAGTTTAACTGCCAACCAAGCCATTGCAGGCAGCAAAACATTCATCAATCCCATTATTGTTGGCGAAACGAGCAGTTGGGAAAAAATGAGATTCAACGTCAAAGGTGGACACTGGCAACTTGAATTTAATCCTGCTGGCATAGACGGTAAATCTTTGAATTTTCTGTTTACTTCGTCCGAAAAGAATCCGCAACAAACACGCATTCGCTTTCCAACCGTTACCAAGCATCAAAACGTCGCCTATGAAAGTTGGGTGGAGGGCGCGATTAACAAAGTTGTGGGACGTTTTGCCGCCAGTAACCACACTCACACATGGGCAAGCATCACAGGCAAGCCAGCCACGTTTGCCCCAGCAGCGCACACCCACACCGAATATCTACCCAAAACAGGCGGAACGATTGATGGAAATTTAAAAATTCAAGGTCATTCAGATAATTGGTATGGCAGTTGGATAAACAATACCAATGCTTTGGGCAGTGCTTTTTTACATTTAGCAACAGGCGGAATCACTCGTGCAGGGATTGAAACTTCCCACGAAGGCAACGGCTCATGGCGCATCGCTTTGATGGGAACAGCACAAGGCGATATCAACCAAGACCGCCACGAACAATTAATGACAGTTAGCGCCGCCAGCGTTTGGACAAAAGCTTACGGCAGCCTGCACGATTACTTCACGCGCCGTAATGAGTTCGCCGTTCAAGCCACAGATAACGGCTATACCCGATTACCCAATGGCTTAATTTTGCAATGGGGCAGTTTCTATTACAACGATTTGCCCAGCTGGAATAATACATTTGATATCACCTATCCCATTACATTTCCAAACAAAGTATTGTCGGTTGTCGCCTGCGGTGCAGGCTACCAAGGCACGCCAACCAACGCCGCCACTTTGCGTAATCACAATTTCACAGCCTATGTACGAGAAATGTACACAGGTGCAGAGGCTGGCGGAGTGCGCTGGTTTGCAATCGGTTTTTAAAGGAGATAATCGATGAGTATTTATTTTGATTACGGCGTACAAACATTTTTTGACGACACCATTCACGAAACCGTACCTCAAACCGCGCAAACCATTACTGCCGAGCAGCACCAAGCCTTTTTAAATGCATTAAATCAAGGCGCGTACATTACCCAAGATTTGCAAATTGTACCGCGCCCAAGTACCGCGCACGTTTGGCAGAACGGTAAATGGCGTATATAGCTGCTATTCCAGTTCAATCCGAGACGGCGGTGTGCGCTTCAAAGTCATGCCCTTGCCGCCTGACAAGTGGGATTTAATCCGCGTGGATTTGCCTGAGCAGCGCATACATGAGTTTTACGCTCAAACCAAAGGTGCGAAGTACGATTGGGCTGGCTGTTTGGGGATTGCCTTACCTGCCTTGCGCCAAAACGTGAAAAAATGGTTTTGCAGCGAATGGTGTGCAGGCTGCTTGGGTTATGACCAGCCTGCGCGGTTTAGTCCGAATGGGTTGGCGAAACAGCTTTCAGGCAGCCTGAAATAGCAAAAACCCTGTCTGAAACACAGACAGGGTAGACAAAACAAAAACGGCTGCGTGGCGGTGTAACGAGCACCGTTCCCACGCCTGCACGCTACGCCACCCGAATTACTGACTGATATTCAACGTGCAGCACGGTTCTTTTATATTTGCAGTGCAATACCTTTGGTGGCAAAACAACGGGTCAAACATTTGGTACAGCGACGACAGAAAAAGCATGGAATGCAACGCAAATCGCCGAAAAATTGCAGGCTGCACGACAACGGCTAGGTGGGGTATTCATTGAAAACGAACCGTGGCAACGTTGTGTCAAACGCTACGACCGACCGCATACATTCTTTTATGCCGACCCACCGTACTGGCAAGTCACAGGTTACGAGCGTGTATTTGATTGGACGGAATACGAACAGCTTGCTCAAACGATGCGAACCATGCAAGGTAAGATGATGTTGAGTATTAATGACCACCCCGATATTCGCGCATTGTTTGCCGAGTTTAATATTACAGAATTGCAGCTAGCTTATTCTGTGGGGCGCAAAGCAGAAAGCCGCATACAGCGTGGTGAGTTGGTTATTTGTAACTACTGATTTCAAGCAGCCTGCAACAACAAAAGCGACTGCAACGTCGCTGTTGTTATATTTGATGCTATAAATTCAAATCCAAACGTTTATGGTATCAAAGTTGCAGCGGTTTTATAGGTAATAGCCAGCGATGAGATTGCTCAATTTGCACAGTTGTAAAAAATCCTGCTTGCAATAAGCAGGATTTGAAACTTTGTTGCACGGTATGAAATAAATAATAAGTGGGTTTATCTTGCAAAATGTGGGGAGAATTTCGCGCGTGGCATCAAACGCCAAAAACAA